GTCGGATCGTCCCTAGGCTCATGGCAGAAAGATCACTATTGATCTTACGCGCCATCTCCCACGAATAAGGTACGGAACTCTTCTTTTTCAAGAATAGCTCATACCAAGTATCGTAGGAATCGTCGCGCTGTGAAGCGCGAGTACTAAGCCAATAGTTCAGATCAAACCTTTGATCTGAGGATGTACATTCATCGTGAATGCACATCGGGACGAGCGTACTAACACATAGGGCATATGACTTACTAACGCGGAGTTTGAAACCTCGTTTTATGTTGTCATGCAGTGGGGTATTACTATATAGGCAATACGGTTGAGAGACCGTATCGTTACTATAAGCAATATTCCCAAAGCTTGAGGCCTTATATGCTAAATACGCAATCGTATTCGGGAATCGAGACAAGCTAGTCACTTTGAGCCTATTATGTAGGTCCAAAATGGCAGGCAGGTCGTCAAAACTCGAGGTAGACATAGAAACCTTCAATCTGAATGGAGTAACATCAACGCCTTTATAAGCGTCGACGCCACAAGATTCCCTGAAGTAACCATATCTAAACGACTTACCGACATTAACCTTAAGTCCGTGAGAACTCAAGGCGGCGACAACGTCATCATAGTACTCACTAGTAACGGCGATATCATCGCCGAATACTCGCAAGTGTCTAGTCAGACTGCGGATATCATCTATATGATATCTAGTAGGATGGAGACCATTAGAAACGGCTATTGCCGCTAATGATAAACACCCAACAACCAACGAAAGGACAGGAAAGGTTTTCCCATCACCCATTGGCGCGAACATAGCGAGCTTCATAGATTCACTACTTGGTAAGTCTAAGAAAACCGGCCGTGTAGCAGCCATCGCAACGTAATCTTTGCGATGGAACAGATGCTTTATAAGCTCGAGTGTTACTCGATCAGAGGCATCTGCAAGATCGAGGGTAGAATACCCACGATTGTATGATCCCATGTAAGCAAACTCCTGCGAAGGAATTTGAGAACTAGGATCCCAAACGTTCTTGAAGAACGAATGGTTCACCATATCGCGGAGGATAGCATCTTGACCAAGTTGGCAATAAATTGCCTCTTTGGAAGAGATATATACTCCGCGAGGTCCACGATAGTCCTTAGGAACGAGGGCGAGTCTAGCACGGTTGAACCGTGGTAGACGGGCTTCCGTTAACCAGTAGGACTGGTAATAGTGCGCTGTAATTTCCGAAAACAAATTCGCGTTAGCGAAGAAGTCTTCGAATTTAAACACACTA